TATGACAGCAGTAGCTGCTCCATACGGGCTAAAGCCCATCAACTTGATCGGGGGTCAAGTGTTTGCTGGCGCAACGCGCCAAATCCCGATCTTAAACGGATACACCACAAGTATATTTAATGGTGATCTAGTTAAACTGGTAACCTCCGGTAATGTGGAAAAAGATGTTGGAACCACAGCAGCCACACCCGTTGGTATTTTTCTTGGATGTTCGTACACTGATTCTGTTCGTGGGTTTACCCAAAGTCAGTATTGGCCTGCCACTCAAGTAGCAACAGACGCAGTTGCTTATGTTTGTGACGACCCTGATGTTTTGTTTAAAGTAGCTATTGTGTCAGGCACAACAGTTATTGTCGGTAAGGCAAGAGCCGATCTAGTTGGTGGTAACTTACAGCTAGTACAGAACGCAGGTGTTATAGCATCAGGCAATTCCAAGGTAGCTGCAAACAATACAGCCGCCACCACCGCGACATTCCCTTTGCGGGTTGTTGATGTAGTCGAAGACTCTACAGATGCCAACGGGTTGTATACCGAAGTCATTTGCAAGTTCATCGTACATCAGTACAACACCGCACTCGGTCTGGCATAAAGGAGTAAATAACAATGGCTATTTCACGCGCACAGCTATTAAAGGAACTCCTGCCGGGGCTTAACGCCTTGTTCGGTCTGGAGTACAAGAAGTACGAACAAGAGCATAAGATGATCTTTGAAAATGACTCATCGGATCGCTCTTTTGAAGAAGAAACAAAACTTTCAGGCTTTGGTGCCGCTCCTGTAAAGGATGAAGGTTCCGCAATTGCCTACGATAATGGGCAAGAAGCATGGACGGCTCGTTACGCCCATGAAACTATCGCAATGGGCTTTTCTCTTACCGAGGAAGCTGTTGAGGATAACTTGTATGGCTCTTTGTCATCTCGTTATACCAAAGCATTGGCACGGGCAATGGCGTACACCAAGCAAGTTAAAGGTGCCGCTATCTTGAACGGAGCATTTACTGGCGCTACTTATGGTGACGGAGTGGCTTTGTGTGCCACCAATCACCCTCTGGTCAGTGGTGGTGTAAACTCAAACGAGCTGGCAACCCCAGCAGACTTGAGCGAAACCTCTCTGGAAGCTGCGGTAATTCAGATCGGTGCATGGACAGATGAGCGCGGTCTTTTGATTGCAGCTCGACCTAAAAAGTTGGTTATCCCATCAGCTCTGCAATTTATTGCAACACGCATTCTGGAAACAGACCTGCGCGTAGGAACTGCTGATAATGATACTAACGCACTGAGAACCAATGGCGCGATTCCTGAAGGATATGGTATTAACCACTATCTGACGGAGCCGGGAGCTTGGTTCTTGACGACTGATGTTCCAAACGCTCTGAAGCATTTTACTCGTACTGCAATGTCAACATCTATGGATGGGGATTTTGATACGGGCAATGCTCGGTACAAGGCAAGAGAACGATACTCCTTTGGTGTATCTGATCCCCTTGGTATCTTTGGAAGCGCAGGGGCGTAAGCTCACTGAGGTTCAACTAAGCCGCCTTCGGGCGGTTTTTTTATGGGTTGCATCTTTAACTAATTACGGTAAACTCAAGGTTCAATCTGGAAAAAATAGCTTTGAAGACCGCCCAGACGGACGTTACGAAGACTTCAAGGCAAAATCCTTTCGTAAAAGGTAGCATATCATGGCATTAACTACATTTTCAGGCCCAGTTAAATCAAATAATGGCTTTATTACAGGTGGCGCGGGTTCTTCCGTTGCTATCACGACAAACACCACTTTAACAGTTGCCGCTCACGCGGGAAGAACGCTTTTAGTGAATGATGCGGACTGTATTATAACTCTACCCCCTATTGAAGACGTAGGAAGTAGAGAAACTAATATGCTAGGCACTCAATTTAAAATTGTTGTGGTGACTGCTGATGCTACTAATTTAAGAATAAACACAGACGGTGTTGATAAGTATTTAGGCACTATCCTAGTAACTGCGGTTTCTTCCGCTGGTGGAAAACCTTTTCTTTCTACAGCTAACGACATTATTACTCTAAACGGGACTACCACAGGCGGCACTATTGGAAGTACGCTTACATTTACGGCAATTGCCAATGATGTGTACTTTGTTGAAGGTATGGCATACAGCGCTACTGGCACTATAGTCACTCCGTTTAGCGGATAATCCACATAATACGGAGTAATTTATGGCAACTTCAAATTATGTAGGCTTTGGTAATGTTACCGATAACGGTTCAACTGATTTTGTGTCTTGCAGAGGCTGGACTACATTGGCTATGCATATAGACAGTGGCAGCGGTACATGGACTTGGGAATTCAAAGGCGTTGACGGAGTTACGCGAACAATTCTCGGATCAGCAACCAACACAGCAGCGTTAACCTTTACCGCTAGCAACATGGTCAATGTGTTTTTTGGTTCGGATGTTCGGGTAAGAGGGACTCTTTCAAGTTCCACAACACCAAGTTTTGATTACCAGATCATGGGTAACCCGTCAAACAGGGAAGGTTGACATGGGGTTATACCGAAGCATAGCCTCCTGCCTAGACAGGGGAGTGGATGCACCTGTAAACAGGGAAGTTACAGGGTCTGGTGCGTTGGGGTACTTTTACTTTAATGGCACTGACCAATACGCTACAGTGGCAATGACTCAGTCGGAAGAAAAGTGGGAGTATGAGGCTAGGTTTACTATACCTCCTCGGGGAAAAGTTAACTATATAGTAGACTCGGCTAGCCACAACGCTCTTTATGTAACCTCCACAGGTACGGTTAAAGTGGAATACGCAGCAGCGTCAGACGGCAGTCTTGTTTCGCTTGAAACAGCAGCTTTAGTGGTGGGTTCTTATAATACAATAAGAGTCTCTCATTTTCTTGGTGTTATCGTTCTTGTAGTAAACAACGGCGCTGGGATCACAGGAGCCAATGCCGCCGATGCTCAAAGTCCATTCACAAGAATTGGTAGAAAAAACGGCAGCAGTAGCTCCTATTTCACAGGTCGGATATACAATTTTTCACTGGGAACCAATCCCACCGCGAGTTCCTTTGTTGTCCAAAACAACTACAACTTTAACGAAGGCTCTGGAACAACTTTTATAGACACTGTTGGCTCTGCCGATGCAACTATTGCTAACCTCGGCTCTGCTGGCGGTGGTTGGGATTATTAAACTAAAGGTAACTTGTTATGAATAAAATGAAATATCAAGCGGGTGGGGCAGTGGATTCAACAGATGACATTTCTGCCGAGGAACTAAAAGAAATAATGCAACAGCAGAAAGACGCTGAGATGGATGCCAACATGCAAAAAGGCATGGAAAACTATAATAAACGCAGGGTTGGGGGACAGGCTGCAAAAGACGAAGCGGCAGCAAAGAAAGCGGCAGCAAAGAAAGCGGCAGCAAAGCCCAAGCCAGTTGATCCAGAAGGTATGAACATGGGTGGCATGGTTGGCTACAAAAGCGGCGGCAAGGTGCGTGGTTGTGGTATAGCCACACAAGGCGTAAGAAAGGCCAAAGGTAAATACTAATGGCTACGTCTGGAACCACATCGTTTAACCTAGACTTCACTGAAATAGCAGAGGAATCGTGGGAACGTGCGGGTCGAGCAATGCGATCAGGGTATGACCTGAGTACAGCTCGTAGGTCTATGAATCTCATGCTGATCGAGTGGCAGAACAAAGGGCTAAACATGTGGACGATTGACGAAGGGCAAGTTGCTTTGGTTAAAAGTCAAGTGACCTACCCTTTACCAGCCGATACCATTGACTTGTTAGAGCATGTCCTTAGAACAGGCACAGGATCGTCGCAAACCGATCTGTCAATGAGTAGAATTAGCGTAAGCACTTATTCCACCATACCCAATAAACTCACAGAAGGGAGACCTTTGCAGATTTTAATTAATCGCTTAGAAACTCCTAGCGTGACAGTGTGGCCTGTTCCAAACAATGGAACCTACACATTACGGTACTGGCGTATGCGTAGAATACAGGACGCGGGTGCGGGTATAGAAACTTCCGATATGACATTTCGTTTTTATCCAGCCCTTGTCGCTGGTTTGGCTTATCATATTGCTATGAAAGTACCTGAGCTAGCCACTCGCATTGATATGTTAAAAGCCGTATACGATGAACAATACAATATGGCCGCTTCTGAAGATAGAGAAAAAGCAACGTGGTCAATAGTTCCAAGAGTGAGTAGGCTTAGGTGAGTTCTTCCTTTGCTTTCGGTAAAATAGCAAACGGAATCTGTGACCGTTGTGGTTTTCAATATAAGCTAAACACGCTTAAACGTATTGTTAAGAATAGATCAACGGTAAACATTTTGGTTTGCCCCCAATGCTGGGAACCCGATCACCCGCAGAACCATTTAGGCGAATTGCCTGTGTACGACCCACAGGCGTTACGTGACCCAAGGCCACAAGGTTCTGATGCTGGCCCTCTCCCTGATCCAGCTTTTTACACTTTTGCCGATGTTTCAAACAGTAGTGTTGTCAGTTCATCAGAACTGGTTTCAACAGAAACAATTGGAAGCTTAACCGCATTTCCCGCTTTACCTACAGATTTTACTTCAGCGGGAGTTTCAATGACTGCCGATGGAACGAAAGGGTTAGCTTGGCCCAGCAGTTTGCTAATAGATAATATCCTCCACCTCACAGGTTTTACAATGCACTACGAGGTGGAAACTGAAGCGTTTGGCTATACAAAAACAGGACTTGCTGCGGCAGGGGATACAATGGGGCTGCTTTTTCACGAAACCGCTTCAAAACAGTTAGGGTTTTTTAGGCTTCAGGGTCTCAGTAATTGGAGCGACCGAACCGGAACTGTACCTGTTATGACTAACAGTTTTAATGATTACGGTATTCCAACAGAACTCACTCATTATGATTATGATTTTTCAGTAACTAAGTTACAAGTCGGTTATCGTATGGATGTGTATATAAACCGTACTTTGTGGTACACATCCACTAACACATCTTTACCTGACTTCACTGATGTTAGCTTAGTATTGGCTGGCGGTAGTGGTACTTCCAACCCAGTGGGTCGTATTCGTAACGCTATGCTAATAAGAGGCCCAGTTAACTCTAGCACGGGGATATTATCAATACCTTGCATTACGGTTGGAGATAGTAATTTAACATTAGGGGCTTACCAAAGCACAGATGAACGTTCAAGTAACAATCCTCTTATCACTGGGGCATTGGGTGCTAGTGATGGCGGCAGCGCAAGTTGGGGGCCATCGAACACAGGCGTTGGCATATCTATCAATCAAGGTGATGTTTTTTTAAATTCAGGGTTACATGACTCAGGGGTTTCAGCGCAGTATCAATTTAGTAATAAAATAAACAATTTATCTCTACCGGGGTGGTCTATTTCCCTCGGTGGTGGCGGCACCCTTGCTACCCTAGTTACGGCGGCATTAGCTTTAAGCCCCAAGCCAGAATACTGGTTTTGTCAAATGGGCATTAACGATGTAGGTTTATTTACTGAAACTCCTTCTGTAAACAACGGGTATCCGCTTCTTTCAGATTGGGTTACCTACATTGTTGATTTATATTTAGCTCAAATTGATAGAATGCTACTAGCTTCTACAACCGCTAAAGTGTTTATTGCCTCACCTTGTAGGGTGTATACAGCAAGCGATTACACAGATTATCTAACTTACACAGAAATTAATGCAACTGAGGTTAGTAGTCTTGTTGCTGAGATGGAGTCAAGAATACCCAATCACTTTCCCGGTCGTGTTTTCTTTGTTAATCAGCACACAAATTGGACACCTTTGTACCACGCAATACCGGGGGCAACTTCGTTTAATGGTCTCCACTTTAACCCTGAAGGTTATAGAGTACAGGCTCAGAATTTTTCTTCAATTTTACCGAACCTAAGACAAACGTGAGTGTAAAATGAACTACACTGAATTAACAACAAATATACAAGATGTAACTGAGCAGACCTTTACAGCAGCTCAGTTAGCAATGTTTACTCAACAAGCCGAGCAAAAAATTTATAACACGGTACAGTTTCCATCGTTGCGTAAAACTTCTTCTGTAAACACCGCAGATGGAAACGCTCTTGTAACCATACCCACAGCCCTGCTTTGGACTTATTCAGCAGCAGTTGTTATTGCAAATGTGACTACTTTTCTTTTAACAAAAGACGTTAACTTTATCCGAGAGGCGTACCCCAACTCAACTGTAAAAGGTGTTCCAAAACATTATGCTTTTTATAACGAGACGCAATTTATACTTGGGCCAACGCCCAACGCAATAATCCCAATTGAATTACATTACGGATATTACCCCACTTCAATTGTCACGGCGGGAACAACTTGGCTAGGCACTAACTTTGATATTGCGTTGTTGAACGGGGCTTTGATTGAAGCTATTCGTTTTATTAAAGGAGAGGCTGATATGGTTGCCTTGTATGAGAAACATTATCTACATGCCATCACTTTACTTAAAAACTTAGTAGATGGTAAACAGCGCCAAGACAGTTATCGTTTTGGCCAAGTGCATGATGTGGTGAGTTGACATGGCTACTAATTACCCAATTAACAAAATAGTAATTCATACTTCAGCCAGCCCTTTGCGGGGAGATGATGCTGAAGATGTTCACCGTTGGCATTTGCAAAACGGGTGGGATGGCATTGGATACCATTGGGTAATTAGCGAAAATAAATGTGAAGCAGGGAGACCTGAATATTGGATAGGCTCTCATGTCAAAGGACACAATACAAACAGCATAGGTATCATGTTATTTGGAACAGGCCCAAGTGAATATACTGAAACACAGATGAGCATACTGGCCAATAAGTGTAGAGAAATTTTAGCGCGTCATCCTACAATAACGGATGTTTGTGGACACAGTGACCTCGATCTCAAAAAACCCTATTGCGCTGGTTTTGATGTAAGAGCATGGGCTAAAGAAAAAGGAATAATGCCAAGGAGCAACCGATGAGCATTACAGCGATTACAAGCATGTTAGTTGGCCCCGTTGCCGATTTAATAGGCAAATTTATACCCGATAAAGATCAGGCGGCTAAGTTAGCCCACGACATAGCTATCATGGCAGCTACTCAGGCGCATCAACAGGCGATGGGTCAAGTAGAGGTCAACAAGGTTGAGGCGGCCCACAGATCGGTTTGGGTGGCAGGTTGGCGGCCAGCGATTGGCTGGACATGTGCCTTGGGCTTGTTTTGGAACGTGATTGGCCACCCCGTGTTAGATATATGGTTTGAGATGCCACACATTGACCCTTCTTTGCTTTACCCCGTAATGCTGGGTATCCTTGGTATTGGGGGTGCTAACGTGGTTGCTAGAACATATGAAAAAGTCAAAGGTGTGGCTGTATAATAAAGGATTTTTACGATGACTACAGAAAAACGAAGAAGCACGGACGTTGGTTGGCAGAAGTTTATAACAGTGGAGATTCTTATGGGGATCGGTGCAATTGTGTTTGTGGCTGGAGGAATCTGGGTTACGTTAAGCTCTGATATTTCATACGCCCAGTCCTCTACCGCTCAAAACTCAATTAAGCTACAGAATCTTGCCCGTCAGGTCGCTTCAATAGACACTGACTTACGAGTAATCGCAGCAGACGCGGAACACAACAAAGATACCGCCGATGAGATTAAAGCTGACCTTAAAGAACAGCGAACAGACATAAAAGAAATTCTAAGAATTCTTGGTAACAGATAACCGACA